TTGGACTCCGCTTAAAGATTTTCCGCTAACTGCTACAAACTCTCCTACCTCTTGAGTTTGTGGAATTACAGCGTCTAATCTTGGAATTGGATAAAAATCAACTCCACTAACATACATTGGAGAAGAGAGTCCACTTCCAGTAATAAAGTAAAAATTAGCCTTTCCTAATACTATATTCTCTGGAACGTTAAACTCTATATACTCTGGAGAAGCATCATAATAAGAAAAATCAATAAAACCAGCACCGGGAAGCTGCAAGCCGCTTACCGCATAAAGACCCGCGCCCGTGACGCGCATCTTTTGATTGATTAAACCTGTATTGTAGCTTGGCATATTATAATCCTTGGAACTCAGTAGATAGTCTTATATCATTAACAGATACACTTGTTTTAAAGTTAAAAATAGAAGAAGAAGTCGTCTCTTCTGTTTCTATGAAAATAGCAGCAGCACCTTTTAGTGTTGTTGGCGCAATTGCTGTTAATAAAGAATTAGAAACTGGCGTAAATGAAGAAGCTTCCGTGTTACCAAAAAGAATTCTTTTAACATTTATAAAATTACTACCATTTATAGTAACAGTGGCTCCGGGCAAAATAACTCTTGGAGTAAAATCAGTTATCGCTGGTCTAAAATGAGAGAAGTCTTGCTTTAATGAAAACTCAGATCTTATGTACCCTTGAGATTCGACAGAGGATCTCTTAGAAGAAATTATTCCTGCAAAAGATAACGTATCAAGGGGAGCCGCTCCTGTTTGTAGTGAAATATAAAAATCACAAGGAACTCCTGAATACGGTAGAGAAACATTAAAGTTATCTATTTCAAAAGAAACTGATTGAGATCTTTTTCCTAGATAAGCTCTGCCGCTTTGATCAAAAGTTAAAGCTCCTTCTTTATTGTATTTCTGAACTTCTCTTTGATATTGATAACTAAAATTTGTAAAGTTATATGTATTAGAATCAAAAGCAGCACCATCTAGATTCCCAGATAAATAAAAATTCGAGAAATTTAAAGGTGTAATTTCTGGTAAATTAGATGGAGTAGTTGGAGAAAAAGAACCCTTTAATGTCTCAAAAACTTTAAGCTCAAGATCTACTTTAGCTAAAGAATCTGGAGATCCTTTTATTGAATAGTTTGTAACATAACCATTTTGAAAATATAAGCCACAAAAATTACCAGATATGCCTTGCTCAGAATTTGCTCCTAAAAGATATTCCTTAACAAAGTCTTTTCCTGTTAAGTAATAAGAAATAGAAAAACTTGTATCTACTGTATCTTCTGGAGCGTAACTATAAGAGTTCTTTTTAAATTCTTCATTATAAACAGGAGTATTGCTTGAATCAAGAGACATATTCACATTAGTGGCTAGAATGTCTACGCCACTTAGCTTAAATGTACAATTTTTATAGTTGAAAAACATTTAGAAACTCCTTTTTAATGATATTTTATTTTTAGCGAAATCGTCAATATTAATTGACATATTGGAAGAGTCTATCTTACTTCCTGAAGTATTGATAATCATTATTGACTGATTACCAAAAGTAGTGATATTTATCTTTGCATTTTCTGCTGTTGATAAATCTGTGTTAGAGAAGTTTGAATTAAAATTTTCTACAGTAAAATCAAAGGTCTCTTCTCCAGCAGATAAATCAACTTGTCTTGGCCTTTGCTGACCAACTGAATAGATTGGGTTCCAGTTGATGGAAATGCCGTAGTTGAAGTCTAAAACATTATAGGCGGCGGCTGTCCCTGAAACCTTAGCATTCCACGAATGAGCTATTCCAGATCCACTTGCTAAATTATTGACGGAAGCTTTGTCATTGAGACTTCCAGAAAGATTAGAAAAACTAGACAAAGAAACAGAAGCCTGTATTCTTGAGTTAGGATTTACTGTTAATGAATATCTAGATGGATAAAAAGAACCAGTTACTCCTGCTAATACTAGTTGAACAGGAATGTTTGTTTCTGGAAAGCTATTTGAAAATACGCCCGTCTTTATATAATCAAAAGCTTTGTAGATAGGATCTGAGATATTCGGAAAATAAGTAAAGTCTATGTTAGTCTCATCTGCTTTAGTTTTAAACATTTGAGATGAGTTCTGTCTTCCGATTACATAAGTAGAATTTATACTCCTATTAACTCCAATAGACGCATTTTGAGCCAGAACAACTCCTGACCCAAAGCGCGAATTAAATACTACCTCACACTCATTAAAATATTTCATCCTTTTTCCTTATTTCAGATAACCCCTATACCTTACCGTTATTCCTACAGGAGAATTTACACTAGCGGAGAAGTCTTCGGAAACGTCAATGAAATAACATAACGAATTTCCAAAATTAAAATTTACTGAATTTCCATTAAAATCTTTAGTGTTAATGTAAAAATTACTGATATTCTTCAAGTTAAAAGACAAATCAGACAGTTTTTGAAGAACATAACTGTCTTGAGCTATATTAAAATCGCAACTTACTTCAAGAGGATAAATGCTTTTAACAGAAAAAGGAGTTGAAGACCCTAGGTAATATGTTGGATTTCTATTGACCGCAATATTTAAGTTGAAAGAGTTAACTCTATTTGTCGTAAAATCATTTATACCTATATCAATAGTATTAGAATTCACCAAAGCTGTTGAGCTAGTTTGATTAAAAGAACCCGCTGAAGAGATGGAACCAGCATCGTTAAAAATTTGAAAATCAGCCCTAACAGTAGGTATTTCTCCGATTTGGGCACCACAAGTATAAGAAGTTAAATATCCACTTTGAAATCCAAATAAGATATTGGAACTAGGGTTAGCTTTTTTAGTTACGAAGCCATAATTTCCAGCTTCTCCCGTGCAGCTAAAAAAGTCATTAGATGTTGTCAGCAAACTAGTTACAGATAAAGTAGCCGTCTTTGCTCCTTCTGGAGCATAAAAGCTGCTATTCATACCAAGGTATTTGGTATGTTGAACTGGCATTTGGTAGGAAGCCTGAATGTCCTGAACGCCATGAACTTGGCTTTGATTCAAGTAAAAATCCAAGTTCTGCTTATTTAGTCGAGATAATGCCATCTTATTTTATTATTTACACAAAAAAGTGTAATAATAAGTTGGTAAAAGGTAAAAGGTATGTCTAGTTCAATTTTTAACATTAGTGCATGGAGCAACTCTGTTGCTTATAATAAGCATGATATTATCGTATATACAGATAATCGATACTATTATGCCAAAGCCGCCGTACCTGCAAATAATCCCCCAGTCTATTCTAACGTAGTGTCTAATGCAGATACTTATTGGGGAGGATATTTTCAACATCCAGTTGTCAAAAAAGACTACCCTTTATTTATTTGGAAGCCTTCTTATCAAACTCAAGCGAATTTTGATCCCAAGGTTAACGTAATAAAATACGGAGATGGGTATGAAAAAAGAGTCAGCGATCAAATTAACTTTAATCTTCTTAATTTTGATTTGAATTTTGATGGATTAACTCTGGATGAATGTACTGCGATACTGCACTTTTTAAGTGCTAGATCTGCAAAAACAGCTTTTATTTATTACCCATCTGCGCCTTATTCAGTTGCTCCAACAGATGCTAAGTTGTTTGTTTGCAGAAGATGGAGTTCAGCTAACCCATTTTTTAATAACTTCTCTATAAAGGCTACTTTCGAAGAAGTACCAGCATAATATTATGGCTACTCAACAAGATAAAGATTCATCTTTAAAAATAAATAGAGAGTTCTTTTCTCTTGAGCCTTCTTCGATAATTTCTTTATTTGAAGTGGACTTAACTGAAATTGGATTTGACACTGCTTCTCAGTTCGTAGTTAACATTAAGAATTTTCAAATATCATTGCCGGGAGCAGAAACTGGTGTTTTTAATTATAGGGTAATTCGCCTCCACAACAATTTAAAACTTGGAAGGAATATTATTTATTGGAAAGGTAATGCGTATCTACCTGCTCCGCTTTCCACAGAAGGTTTTGAAATAGCTTCAAGAGGCGTATTTCCTAAACCTAAAATTCAGATTAGCTTTTCTGATGATATGCTTGATGTGTTTAGCCTCTTTAGAGGAACTGTTAACTTCGGAGATTTAATTGGGGCTAAGTTTACCAGAATTAGAACATTTGCTAAATTCCTTGACAGATCAAATTTCTATCAAAATGATGGAACCTCTCCTCTATCGCCAGATAAACTTATAATACCAGAAGGGTTTGACCCTGATCCTAATTGCGAGTTTCCTAGAGATATTTATTATTTTGACAGAAAATCTTCTGAAAACAAAAATAGTATTCAATTTGAACTATCAAGTGCTATAGATCTAGACAGAGCTAAACTCCCTAAACGAAGAGTATTAAGTTATATTTGTCCTTGGCAATATAGAGGAGAAGGTTGTCTCTATGAATATAAAGAAAAACTAACTGAAGATACTCATGGCACTATAACTCCAATACCAAATAAAAGCGATTCTACTGGAGAAAAAGCTCCTGTTTGCGCCACTGAAGATGATCAAATAATCTCAAAGATGCCAATCTTTTCTGGCACAACAGTAGGAACTAATAAAATAGAATCTTGGAAACTCTCAACAACTTATAACAAAGGCGATGTAGTAGTTATTAATAAGAAAAACATTAATTTCTATTTCGTTGCCAAGACAAACGTTCCCATGAATGTCCCTCCTCCAAATGGAGAATATTGGATAGCTGACCAATGCTCTAAGAGTATAAAAGGTTGTAAAATAAGATTTGGAGAAAACGCTTTACCTTTTGGTGGATTCTACGGAGTATCTAATTACAATAGAGGAGCATTGTAATGGTTTCGGATGAAATAAAAGCAAAAATAAAAGAACACGCGCTAAAGGAAAATCCCGAAGAATGCTGTGGCCTTTTAGTTTTAAATAGGAAAAATATCCTAGAAGCTTTCCCATGTAGAAATGCCGCTCAAGACAAAGAAAACGAATTCATTATCTGCCAAATGGATTACTTGAAAGCGACTATGAATGGCAGGATTACTGGAATTTATCATTCTCACTGCATACAAGATAACTCTTTTTCAGAATTAGATAAGCAAATAAGCCATAAGCTTAATCTAAAAAATATAGTTTATATCTTAAAAAAAGACTCCTTTGAAGAATATTCTCCTGAAAATTATTACAATAAATATATCGACAAGAATTTTATGATTGGAAAATCTGATTGTTTATCGATAGTTGAAAAATACTATAATGAAGAATTCGGAATTAATATATCTCATTACTATAGAGACGAGAACTGGGACAAAGATTACATGGGATTTATTAGGCAAAGACTCTCAGAGATTTGTGGCGTAGACAATTTTGATGACTTTTTTAAGAAAGAAAGCTTTATTAAAATTGAAGGTATTGAAAATGCTCAAAAACATGATCTTATTGTGTTCAAATATTTAGATAACTACCCATCTCATTTTGGAATTTATCTTGGGCAGAATTATATTCTCCATCAGCCAAGAAATAAAAAATCAGTAATCGAAAAACTAACAGACGCAGAGAAGAGAAGAATCTATTGTTTTGCAAGGAGCAAGCAATTATGCTAACAGAAGAACTTAAAAATAAAATCATAGAACACGCTAATACTTCTAATAATGAAGTATGTGGCGTTTTAGTATATACAGACAATGGGTTAGAGGTGCAAAGGAAAGATAACCTCATTAATTCAGCCACTGAATTTATGATGGATATATATAGCCAATCTAAATTTGCGGCTTATTATCATTCTCATATAGATTTTGATGCTATTTCAAATGCAGACGAAATTGTTTCTGAAAGGCTAGGCTTACCATGTATAGTTTATAATAAACAGAGTGGAGTTTTTCACATCTATTATCCAAATGGATATAAAATTCAATATACAGACAGACCTTTTCTTTTAGGTTTTGCTGACTGTCTTTGGTTAGTAAAAGATTATTTTTGTCATGATTTAAATATTCATTTATGCCCAGAGTTAGAGGTTCTAAAAGAATCTGTATCTGAGCAAGAGTATAATGATATAGTAACTAAAAGATTCACAGACGAAGAAGCCGCATTAAAGGAAAAAGATAATTATTTAAAGAGATATTTTGAGTACAACGGTTTTAGAGAAGTTTCTAATTTTAAAAAGAACGATGTTCTAATAATGAGAACAAGAGGTTATAATTTTCCTATCCATTGCGCTGTTTATCTTGGAGAAGATACTATTTTACATCACCCCGGAAATAAATACTCTCTTGTCGAAAAGCTTTCTAACCAACATAAAAAATGGGTAATTTATATAATGAGGCATCACCTTTATGACTAGCATTACCTTACACGGAGAAATAGCAGAGCAAGTGGGAAGAGAAAGTTGGAATTTAAAAGTAAATTCCATAAAGGAAGCATTGCGAGCTATTCAAGTCTTATCTAAAGGCAAACTCCTAAAATATCTAATAGGAGCAGCAGAAAAGAGCGTAGAATATAAAGTGCTTGTTAATAAGAGAGAAATAATGAATCCAGAAAGCATTTCTCTAGAGAAACCAGACTCTATTCTTAATTCTGAATTAGTAATGATTAATGAAAAGCTAGAAACCTTAGATATCGTTCCAATTATTAGGGGTGCTGGTGGAGGAGGCGGAAACAATACGACCAAAGGAGTCTTAGCTTTAGTTCTTGGCGTTTTGCTAATAGCCACAGGCGTTTTTGCACCTGCTGCATTAGGCTTTGTTGCTGGTTCTACAACAAGCGCAACGATTGCAGGAGCGATGATTGGAGCAGGTATAGGATTAGCTGTAACAGGTATTACATTGTTAATGATGTCGCCTCCAAAATTTGATGATTTTAGAAAAATACAAGAAGACGGTAGCAAGCCAAACTACTTATTTGACGGACCTTCTAACATTCTTGGAGAAGGTGGTCCTGTTCCAATTGGTTACGGTAGAATGAAAATAGGATCTCAGACAGTTGAAGTATCTGTCAATAATATTGAGCTAGATAATAAATCAACAGCAGCAGACGTAAAAGACCAAATAAATAATATATAAAATGAACAATCTTGAAGATTTTAAATACATAAAAGGTTTTGGTGGAGGTGGAGCAAGCGTAGCTCCAACGCCAACTGCTGCATATGAAGATGCCGAGGGATTTGTATATGATGGACTTACTTATAACGTATATCAATTTGCCAAAGTAAAAGATCTTTTGTCAGAAGGACCAATTGGAGGTCTTCTTGAGGGGCAATATAGTTTTTCAGGGCAAGTTGGAGACCTAGGATTTAAAAAAGTCACTTATAATGAATACCCATCAGTTGTGGGCAGCGATGGAGAATCAAAATATTTAAGATCAGTTCAATGGAATCAAACCCCTCTTTTAGATAGCCAAGATAAATATAATTTCCAACAAATAAACATCCAAACAACTAATGGAACTCCAGAAGGAAGTTCGTCAGGAGGAGAGTTCGACAATGTTTCTTACATCCGTTCAATAGGAGAGAGGCTCAGAGGACCAAATCTACTAGCCGCAACCGAAGACGAAGTGTTAGATTATCAGAGGACTTATCGCATTTTAAACAGAGAATGCAAAAAGATTTCTCTTAATTTTAGAGTTTCTTCTCTTTATATCAGCTTAAAATATCAAGATTTAAAAGCAATATCAGAAAGAGGTTTAAAAATAGAAGGAGTAACAAGCGCAAACGTAAGCAGTGCTACATTCACATTAGATCCAACAAGTAGAGATACTGAATTAACGAATGGACAAACATTAGATGCTGGTGTGGGTTCTGTAATTCGTCACAACTTTAAAATAAGAATAAGAATTTCGCCAATTTACAAAGAAGGCTACAATGGCAACTCCGCAGTACTTGATCTAATTTCAGATAAAGCCAAAGTAATTGATGATTCTAAAGACTTAGCTGTCACAGTGGACACTTTCCCTCAAATATTTGAACTAGAATCAAAAGGAAAAATTACCCAAGGATATTCTAAACAAATTATTTTTGATACCTCTTCCAACTTTCTCTCATTGAATGAAAATGAAAACTGGTTAGGTTGGGATATTTCAGTATTAAAGATCACCCCAGAAGACAGTTATTCTTCAAGAGCTTCTTTCATAAGTTTAGAAAGTATTACTGAAATATATTCTTCTTCGTTTAGATATACAAATTCCGCTATTGTAACTTCTAAGTTTAACGCTGCGTATTTCTCAAAGATTCCAGAAAGATCTTATGATGTCAAATTATTAAAAGTTAAGGTTCCTGCTAATTATGATCCAATAACAAAAACCTATGGAAATACAACTCCACTTTCAATTACAGCTACTAATTCATTCGCTAAAACTGATAAAGTAATCACAACAGATTTCTTTGTTGGAGAAAACAATGTATATACAAATTCAGACAATGTTAATCCTCCAATTACAGATGGATTAATTGCTCAATTTGATGCAAGCAACCCTTCTTTAACTACTACTTCAGCAGGAGCAGTGACTAATTGGCCCAATACTGTAGCTGGATCAACTATAAAATGCGTTTTAGGAAACGGAACTTATGCATCTCCAAATGGAAGTGCTGAGAGGCCAACATATGGGTCATCATATTCAGAACAAAGTCCAAATGGAAGCTATGGTGTTTCATTTACAACTACTCAAAAAGCAAAATTTGTTTATCAAGTTGAAGCAACTCCATTAGCTGATGCTAGTAATAATTATACTGTATTTGCTGTCTGTAAATGGGACGATACCGCAACTAACACAGAAAGAAATAGAATACTTTCTTCTTCTACTTCAGCAGATTCTTTTGTTTTAGGATTTGACGCTAAATTTAATAGTACTTTTATAATAGGAGCGCAAATATATGGAGTCATGAATCCTAATTTTTATCCATATAATCGTTCTAATTATTGGAATACTTCTAACGATACAAATACATATATAGTAGGAGCAAGCGTAAACAATCTAAAAGATGTAAATATATTTTGGCAAAATACTAATTACTTTGTAAGACCATATTATAGAGTAGATGCTCCAAAAGGTTTAGCTATTAATTATTCTACACCAACTTCAAGCAAATGTACTGTATTTGAAATACTAGTATATAATAAAGCTCTATCAAAATCAGATGGTATTAAAATAAGAAACTGGCTTAACAATAAATGGAACGTAACCAGAAATAACGTAACAACCGTTAGTTCTATTGTAGGCTCTTATAGTACAAACGTTCTCAACGTGCAGTCAGACACTTATATAAAAATGCCATTAAAAACTTTATGCGCTAATGGTCAAAGAACAAAGGCTTATAATTATACAGGAGGAAATTTAGCTCAAAACAACTATTATGAATGGGATTTAATACCACAAAGATATTGGAAAGGAAATGGCCCGAATAATTTTTCTTTAAAAGACCAAGGATTTTGTAGTTTTTATTGCGACTTCTTTATTAAATTAGGAAGCAGTATTGGAAACGGAAACTATACTCTAATCCATAGAAGCAATCAGTTTAATCTTTCCATGACGATATCTGGAGAAAACGTAAGCCTGATACTTACAGTTATTTCTCCAAATGAAAGCAAAAATTATACCATAACAAAAGCCTTAGAGTCAACGAAATATTCTACGACTAAACTTAAAGCGAATTTTACAAGAATTAGTTTCTATATACTTCCAAAAGTAGTAAAACCAAGCATATCATACACCACAAACGCAAATAGAGTAAATAACATAAATATATCAGATAAAACTTGGACTAATGACTATATAACGGTTAGAAGGACGACAACAGATGGAAACGAAAGAGCGTTAGCACAAGAACTAAAAGATTTTTATTTAGTAAAAGCAGTAAGTTTTAAAGAAGATACTTCTTATAGTAGTGATATTAACAACTTACCAGAAACTTGTTATAAATATATATACTGTAATTTTAATCAAGGTCAGGTTACTACAGGTGTCGCAGGAAAAACTCCAATTTATGCCCCCGCTATTGAAAGAAGGCTTACTAAAGAATACTTCCCAGACATATTAAATGCAGAGATAGATGTTCTAGTTAACCTAGAAAAGCAAATTCAATGTAATATAAATATTTCAAATTATGATGCTTATCAAACTCTTTGTGTTGGAGCTTTATACAGACCTACTACAGACGCTAATTGGCAAAATGAAATAAATCAAAGAGCGCAAGTAGCTTCACTTACTCAAGCAGCCTTAAATGCTTATAACAAACTAGAATATCATAAAACATTCGATGGATCTTCTACTTCAGTAAGCTTAAGTTCTTCTCAGAGTGAAGTTAAAGTGCTTATCCCTCTTGCTGCTGGACAAATTTACGACGCAGTAAATACAAAAACTGGTCCTTTCATTCCTTCTTATTTTATAACTAATAATAATCAAATAGAAATCTTTACATCACCCGCTGGCTTCGGTGGCAAAATACAAGGTTATGCTGATTCTATTAGAGTAAATCAAATTGATTTCGACAGGCTTTCTTTGGCTAAATCATTTGCGAGAAATCTTTTCTCAGAAGGTCTTTCTAGAAAAACTACTGTTTATGACGTAGCAGGAGTATTGCCTTATTCTACATCAAATGATTATTGGGATGGAGAATTTAAAACTGAAAAAGAATGGACAGATAATCCAGCTTGGTGTTTCTATGATCTTTTAACAAATAAGAGATATGGAGTAGGTAACTATGTTACAGAAAATGACGTAGACAAATGGTCTCTTTATCAAATAGCTAAATATTGCGATGAACTTGTCTCAGATGGATTTGGAGGAGTAGAACCAAGATTTACATGTAACGTTTATTTACAAACGCAAGATGATGCTCTTAAAGTATTGTCTGATATGGCTTCTGTATTTAGAGGAATGTTCTATTATTCAAATGGATTCATTTACGCCATAAATGATATGCCAGAAGATACCCCTATTTATTCTTTCACTAATTCAAATGTATCTGATGGTAATTTTACTTACGAATCTACATCATTAAAAGACAGAAATTCTGTGGTCTATATTAGATATATTGATAAGAATAATTTTTATAAACCAGCAGTAGAATATGTAGAAAATATCGAGGCTGTTAGAAAATTTGGTTTTAAAGAAACCGAATTAACTGCCTTTGGATGCACAAGCAGAGGCCAAGCTCAAAGACTTGGCAGATGGTTATTAGCTTCAGAATACAATGAAACAGAAACAGTTTCTTTTGAAGCTGGCCCAGAATGCGTATACTTAAAACCCGGAGATGTAATTAAAGTCTACGATTATAATAGAAAATATAAAACAGTAGGCGGAAGATTAAATAATATTAACATCTCTGGAGACACAAATGTAACTACTGGAATACTAACTCTAGATAGAAAACTTGATTTTAACTTTTCTGGAAATCAAAATTATAAGCTAACCATACTTTCTCCCAAGTATAATCTAGATCCTAGTTTTAAAGACGCAGCAGGAAACAGTATCGTTACCAGTAACCTTGATTATAATGATTATAGAAAGCCTCTTACTAATTCATTCATAGTAGGAAGCGGCAACTTAATTACTGGTCAATATTATGATTCAATTAGAATTACTGGACTAGCCCCAGTAATAGCTTCTACGTTAAATGTAACTGGTTTGTCTTACTTTACAGGAGCATCAGGAATGTCTCCAAAGTCAATAACTTGGGCTTTAGAAAACTCTGGAAATCTTAATGGATCTACGGATAGTGATTATGATTTCTATAGAGTATTTAGAATACAAGAGTCTACAGAAGGAAGTAATTATACAGTAATTGGCTCGCAGATGTATCACTTAAAGTATGCTCAAATAGAATCTGGATTAAATATCACGCCAGCAAAACCACCAGCACCAGAAGCTTCCGCCCCTTCAAGAGCATTATTTACTCTTGGCGTTGCAGAGGCTAATGGAGTAGTAGATCAAAGCAAGGTATTGATTGAAATCTTTTACGACTCTTCTATAAAAGACACTACAATAGGCTTCAAGATATTTAATAAAGCCTTTTATGGATCAGAATTTAATCCAAATAGCTCTAGTGATTTTAAATTTGTTCCAATTGATATTTATGAATCTTATATAAGTACTGTTGTGGACAAGAGTAATATAAAAGGATCTATAAGAATCTACGGCGCAAATATTAACAATAGCTCTCCATTAACTTATGTTGAAGCTTTAAACTCTCAAAATTCAAGCGAGTTATTCGTATCTCCAGTTGTTCCAATTACTTATGATGATGTAAACACAAATTCATCAATCACTTTAAACAATAAAGTTTACGCTTTTACTTCTCCAATTGATTTAACAAAGGGACAATACTTTCAACCAGCCATACCTTCTCAAGTTCAATCCATTAAACCTTCAGAATCTTTATCATTTAACCTACCTTTGCAGTTCATAAAAAATCCAAACAAATTCAATAATCTTGATTATCCTTATTCAATAGTAATAATACCCGAAAAAGTAAATACAAAAGAAGCTTTTATCACTAGTTATAGCAAGTATCTTAATGTTTCAAACTGGCAAGATTATTTAACATTTGATGAAGATAACACTAACGATAATACATACAACTATAAGACTTCAAATGTTTTTGCTAAATATAGAGACTTCTCTTTAGCGATAGACAAGAGAACATTCACGGAAGCTGGAATGAGATCTACTTCTAATGATTTTAAGAATGTAAATGGATTTTTGCTAGTGACTTATGACAATCAAGATACTGATTTAAAAGGATCTTTAGATGCAATTTTAAACGACACAAGAGCAGATTACTCTATTGTTACAACCCAAGGATCAAATAGATTAAAATTCACTATTCAGCAAGACACAGCAAGCTCTTTTGTTAATTATTTTTATTTGCTATTAATGCCTAGCGAAAACAAATTTGCATTTGGAACAAATTCAATAAATCATAATTCTGATGGAAGTCCATTCTCTGTCAATGACACTAGCGGAAAAGAAATTACTGACTCTCACTTTATAACAGTACCAAATAACCAATCTATATTTAATTTCAATGATTTAAGTGATGATAATGGTAAAGGATTTGATTCTACTCAATATAATGCTTATTTGATAGCTGTAGATTCATTCATGTTTGCTTGGCAATTTAATTCAAATGCAGCAACAGCAAGAAATATCTTAGATTATTATTCTAGCTTTATTGATAAAGATAATAATGTAGGAAAAGTTTATGCACAAATTAGTGATCCAATTATTATAAAACAAGAATCACCTATTCCATTATCTTTCTCTCTAGAGTCTGTATTGAAAGATGCTGATACTAGATATCTTCATTTTACAATTAATAAGACTATACTAACTGAAAATATATTTGACACTAGCGTAAATACGCTTGCTGCACCAGCTTATGCAATTTCTAGAAGGAGTATAATTTATAAGCCTACTACAAACGCAAACCTAGCAATAGGAGCTAAAGACGACAGAGTATTATCTTCAGATCCAGATGGTACTATGGCTTATTATAAACTCTCTTTACAAAATAGAGATAATATACCAAATGCATCATTATCACCAAAAATACCCACTGGCAAGAGAGCTTATGTTCTAAACGGTAATAAGATTTTCACAAGAGCTTTAGCTGCTAACACAAGTCTTACCCCTCAATTATTAAGAGGAGTAGAATCAGAATCAGTAGCATCTAATGCCTTTAGGGCTAATCGCAAAATAACAAATAGCTCTTTTGGCGAAGGAAGCGAAGAATTTTTCGACATCTCTATAACGAGATTAATCAACAGCACGTTTACTGGAAACATAAAGAGTCTAATTCCTGATTATACAAATTTTTATGCAGTTCCTATAAACGCTCAAAATTCAAATACAGAAGCAAGTGCAAAAACTGTTTTTGATACTCTATTAAATGATGGATTGCTCAATTCATCTTTTAATACAATAAATGTCACTCCTGAAAATAACTTTTCTGAACTTGGAGTTAATACTAAAAATGTTCAGATGCTTATAAATGCAGAACCAAACAATTTTACTGTTTATACTATAAACCAACAAACAGCAGCTTCATTTGGTTTGGGCATACCAAATTCTACTTTTTATGCTGGAATTCCAGTATTAGAAAGCGAATCTTTATCTGTTTTCTTTACAATTGGAAGTGTTAATAAGACAAAGGCTATAAAAGTATATTGCTTCATTGGAGAAGATTTCGTTGCTAGTGAAGTAGATAAAACACAAATAATACCGGGAGATGATAATGTAATTAAGGTTACGTTAAAGAATATTCCTTATGCAAATTATTATACCAATACTGTTTCTTATGGTAATAATACATCAATAACTAATCCAACTTTCTGGAAATTTAAGAGTGCTAAGAACTTAGCTTTTGCACATTTATCTGCAAGATCGGGTAATAGATTTCCTTTATATAATTTCCATATCCAAGCATTAGAACTATCAATAGTAATAACTTACTAAAATGAAACACTACATCGTATATTTTATAAATGGCAGTTATAAATATGTGCAATCTTCTCTCGACTTGATGGAAAATTTAGATCGCCTAGAACTTGTAGGGATAAACTATGAAGTTGTAGATTACATTGTTCCTTTAGAAAAGCATATTGATCAAAGCATACTAGAGTATAGAAAATTTCTTCCTGACGGAAACTCCATATGGAAAAAAGAAAATCTTATTGATAAAAAAGTCAAAGAAATGACTGCAAAAAGAAATGCTTTATTACAGAAGCTTGATATTGACTTCATTATTTCTTTAGAGACTCCTAATAATAGGCAAACAGAAGTTATTAAAAACAACAAAAAGTTTCTAAGAGAGTTGTCTTGCAGAACAGAAATGCACCATGTTCATGACTGCGAAAAGATTCATAAGTTTAATGCTTTCTATAACATAGTAGATATACAAATTATTGACCCCGGTTATGGTTGCTCAGAGTCTGTCCCTTGCGTCACCATCTCTCCTCCTGAAGAAACTGAATTCAACTATGGTCTAACTGCTTCTGCTCACGCTATCAGAGGTTCAAAAGGAGAGTTACTTTCTTTAACAATGGAGAAATTGGGTTGCGGTTACATTTCAGATCCACAGATCAAAATAAGCGGATATGAATCAGAAAGCGCAAAACATCCTATTGTAAAAGCAGTAATTGACAATATAATGTAGTATATGACGGATGTGTTATTTTCTTTTGGCGACCAATACATATATTCTAATAATCTAGCAAACTGGTCTACAATTGAACCAAGCAAGCAAATAGAAATCATTGGCAACGAAGATAAATTCTCCGTTGTTCGAACTGATGTTATTAACTATAGTAAGTCTTTTACTATAGAATCAAGTTCATTAATTAAATTTGACAACAATGTAAGAGACCTGATCTTAGATGGAGATACTATTGATTGCTATTTTACTACTTACTATACAGCATTAATTAATGATATTACTGAATCTGGATCTGGATACAAAGTAAATGAATATGTAACCATTGGTAAAAATTCTTACTTTGAATCATCTATAGACAAAAATCAAAAAGCTGTTCTCCAAGTTAAAGCTGTTAATAGTAATGGAGGCATTACTGAAGTTAATTTAATTAACAATGGAAAATTCACTCAAGATTTTAGTGAAGCAGAATTAGAAGGCGGCTCTGGTAAAGGCGCAAAAGTAAGCTTGATTTTGGGCAAAGACAATAAAAAGGCTCTCAAGTTTTTTTCTGTATTGGACGTAAAGCGAGAGAAGGCTTCGATCACTGTAATTCTAAACGAAAAGATTAAAGACAACTTCCTGACAGGTGAAGTATATATAAAACGATATCGCATTACATTAAATAAGCCCACTGGCAAAGAATACTTGAATCAAGCATTCATTGTAAAGGTAGAGAAAACCCCTTTTCTTAATCTACCACTAGCTAAAGATAATAATATAGAGCAAATCTATAATCAGGCTATACTGACTATAGACTCTAAGATTAAAGAGTTATCTACTAGCGTAAAGTAGTCCTCCGGGTCTCTTTTGTTCAACCAATACTTCAACAACTTTGCTTCTAAGTAGATCAGCAAGTTTGGCATTGTTTTGAAGATTGTTTTGATCTTTATTAGTATTGGAGCCGCCGTTTTGAGCAGTAGCGTTAGCTTCAGAAGTGACTTCGCCACTCTGAGCAACGTTAATTGAAATGTTGTTAACTACAGACATTCCAGATTCTTGACTCTTTCCAGCGGCAGAAATTTTACCTGACTCAGCTTGAGTAATGTCTGTGCCCTTAGAGAGATTTTCATTTAATGTATTAAGAGCAGTAACTAATTCATCTACGCTAGATTCAGGAGTATTTTGACCTCCTGTGTAGCTTGTACCAACCATTCCGCCACTGGCATACTTAGGCAATGTACCAGTATTTAATTGATTCATGAAGTCTCTGCCATATATATCTACGGCTTTCTTATTCATGACATATTCTCCACCCATTAATAAGGCAGGAATATTGTCTTGGCCTGTAGAGCCGCCGCCAGCAAATTTGGCAATATAACCACCGCTTGCTTTTCCAGTATAATTAGGCATAGAAGATGAGTACGCCTGATAAGGTTTGCCGACTGTAGCTTTAGGTGTTCTTAATTTTTCTGCTCCCATTGTGAGACCAGCAGCACCTAATTGAACAGCAGCAGCAGTTAAACCTGAATAGAAAGTGCTATTTACTTGATTTTTGTAATTTTTAATAGCTTGCTGTTTGTCTTTCTCGTATTGAGATCTGTCTTGTAAGTATTGATCAAGCTTTTCATAACGATCTTGTCTTAATCTATTTTGAGGATTATTCTCGTCAGTTAAAGCTGCGGCTGATAGTCTAGAATCAATAGCAAACTCTCCAGAAGTTGGACGATCAGGATCATTGTATAAGAATTCATTCTGCAATGGGCCTATAGAGAATCCTCCAGTTGCATATTTAGGAACAATACCTCCATTTAAAGCTCTTAAATAATCAGAACCGTATTTTTTAACAGAAGACTTCTTGATAACGTATTCGCCGCCACTCATCATAGCGGGTACATCATCTTTCATTCCAGAGCCACCAACAACCATACCTCCAGAATTATAACCTCTGATTAATCCACCATCTTTTCTGCCAGTTGCAGCTTTACCAAAAGCAAATAAAGCATCAACTCCCATCTCTAAAGACTTATCAAGCATTCTATTTAAGATGCCTTGGAACATATCTCTAAATGCATCCTTAAGAGTTTTAGTTCCTTTGATAGCTTCACCAAATGCACTAGCAATACCTGATTTGAAATCAGTTTGGAAAGTGTCGATCAATTGACCAGTGTCTCTAGCAAAATCGGCTCTATTGTAAGTAGTATTTTTTTCTGTTATAGCTCCAATATCTACATTACCTTGGCGAGCTTCATTTTCAATTTTAGCATTAGCAAAAGCTGCTCTTTCATCCTTAAAGAAAGTTTCTCCAAATGAACCTTTGTAATATAAATTATATAGCTCTTTTGCGACCTTACCTTCTTGCTCTAAAGTTTTCTTTCTTAGCTCAGTCTGAAGTTTAATTAGGTCTTCTCTTTTCTTTGTATCATTTAGGTCTTCTTTTAAAAGGTTATTTACTTTTTCGTTAAGATCGGCAAGCTGTTTATCATTTTCTAATCTAGCCAAAAGCAAATTATTGATACTATCTAGATTTGCTCTTCCTTGAGCTAATTGAGTAGGTAAATTTCTTTTCGCACCGCCTTGATCTGCTAAACCATATTTATCAATGATATCTTGTAAAGAAGGAGTGGTCGATTTATTGTTTACAGACATTAATGGATCAGCGGCGTCTAACCTTAACATTTCATCAAACAAAGATTTAATAGACTTTACAGTCTCTTCTTCCATTGATGTTTTAAAATCTGCGTTTAATCTATCAACAAAATCTTTATATGTACCAGAAATATCTTTGTAATTAATCCTTTGTTTTGGAAGCTCATCAATATTTAATTGTTTTGATGCAACTTCTGCTACAGATAATTCGCCTGATTTATTATCTGTATTATATTTTGATCTGATTTTTTTTATATATTCTACAGCTTCTTCTCCCTGATAAGTAGAGATGCCTGTCATTATATCTTTTTTAACTGCGGCTAAAGCTTCACGATATTTATCTAATTCTTCTTGATTTTTTTTCTTTATATCTTCAATTGCTTTCGTATCTTCTGGTTTTATTTCAGTTAATGGAGTAGGTCTTAAATTACCAGAATTCTTTATCCTTTCAAAAATTGCTTTTCTGTTTGCTGGAGATGTGTCAGCAGGAAGTTTATTAAACATTTCGGATTCAAGAGCGTTTCTTTTTGTAGCAACTCCTAATTTGTTAATAACTCCCTGTAATGAAGTAGTCAAGCTGTCTAATTTGCTTCCTACTTGTTCTGTTATAACTCTATTAAAGTTCTCATTTATAGTAGTTGGCAATGTTTTTTCTAAAATAGAATTTTGATCTTGTGTTAGGTCATTTAAGAATCTAGCTTCTTGTTGTAATACGTCAAGATAGTTCCCCATATTCTCTAACTTAAACTGAGAAGTAATTTGATCTAAAGCAGTTTTAACTGCGCCTTCTTTTGCTTGGTCAAAAGCCGTTCCTAAAGCAGTACCGGCTGTTGATTTACCCATTTGAATTTCAGTAACTCTGCGAGCCAAATCTACGCTTTCTCTTATTTGCTGCACTCTACCAGCAATAGCTGTTCCTACCAAAGGATTTAAATCAGAAGACACTTGATTATTAAAAGCACTTCCACTGGCACTGGGTCCAATGAATCCGCTTGGTTGACCAATGCTTCTATTTAATTGTAATTGATTAGTTAATACATCAAGCAATTTAAAAGCACTAGATCCCCTTTGAGCAGCATTTCCAGCAACGTTAGTTTGTCTAAATTCTGAAACTAATTCAGAAATGTTATCAAAAAGTTCAGAAACTCCTGCTTTGCCAGTCGAACTCAAAGCTTGTGCGCCACCAGCAAAAGAAAGTCTTTGGTTTAGCTCTAAAGATTGTTTTTGATATTCTCTTTGGGCTTCTTGAATTTGAATGTCTATATCTCCTTGAGCTTTTATTTCGGCGAGAGTATTTTGAAACTCTCCAAAAGATACTTCAAGAGTTTGCACAAGAACATCTCTTTCTTCTGGCTTGAATTGAGAAAATCCTCTTATGTTATTTATTAAGTTTGTTTGTATATCTCCTATGTTACCACCAGAAGTTATTTCTTTTAATGATTGAGTAATTAAAGGAGTTAGTTTTTGAATTTGATTTTGGAAAACAGATCTTTCTTGTTGAATAGCGTTTTCAGATTTGGCTCCTTCAATAGCAGGAACAACTTTTGATCTAGCTTCTTCTGATTTTTTAATTATAGTATTTGAAAAAGAATCTAAAAGTTTATTAGAAGCTTCTTGAATTTTAGAATTTTGTCTAGAAGTTATCTCATTTAGATCTAATTGATTTTGGATGTCCGATTTTGAAGACTCGCTAATAAATGGAGTAGCTGATTCTAAAAGACCTTTAACTCTAGCTCTTTGGATTGAAACCGCGCCTTCTGCTTGAATTTTATTTATCTCTCTAATGGTTTGAGCGCGATTTTTTTCTATATCAATTTGATTAGAAATTTGAAGATTAATATCATTATACTGATTATTTAAAGCTTTAAGAACTTCTTCATTTTCTTTAAGTCTCTTAGTGTTTTCTGCTAAAATTTCTCCAAGGTTTTTCGATCTTTTGGCGAAATCAAAAACGTCTATTCCTGCTTTTTTGAGCGAGTCGAATAAAGAACTTAATGCTACAGTATCAAATTCAGCAAAAGCTTTGTCAAGCTGATCAATTATTTCTTCAGGAATAACTGTATTCTGTTTTAACTGAGCTTTTATATTTTCTACGCTCTCTTTATTAACCATTGGTTGTGCGCCTATGCGGGAACCATAAGGCCCAATAGTCTCTTGACTATAAATAATTGCTTGAGATTTTAAAGAATCAATAAATTTAGAAAAGTCTGCTGCGGCATTTTCTCCAGTAAATTTTTTAGTTATATCTTCTGATCTAATAGAAGAGGTGAATAATCTATTAAACACTTCTTGATCTTTTGGCTTTAAACTACTTCTACCCAAAAAAGAAGATTGCTTTTCAATAAATTGCGTGATAGCTAATTGTCGCTCTAAATTCTTTTGCGTATTGGCCATTTCTTTATTTACTTCACCAATAGCTTCAGTAACCTTACTTATCTCCGTCCCTGCGGCTAATACTTTAGTTCTGAACTGTTCAGGAATACTATTTAAAGCTTCTGTTAAATTATTTTGAAACTTTAATAGTGCTTCAGGTTTCGTCTTAGGATCATTTAAAGCGTTTTGTAAACCTTCTAAAGAAGTAGAGTAATTTTGAGCGGCACCAGAAAACTCAGCAGATCTTTCTTTTGTCTCTCCCAAAGATTTATTAATTTTATCAATAGCCTCTTCAGCTTTGGCGTCTTTTATTTTAAGGAAAGCAGATCCAGCTCCTACTATTGCTCCTACTATTGCTCCGTAAGGCCCAAACTGCGCTCCTAAACCAGCAAAAGAAGCTACCTCTCCTAATCCAGAAGCTGCGGCTCTTCCTGTTTTATTTTCTGGAGATATGAATTGTCCACCAATATTTGAAGCTACACTACCAATTAAACCAATTTGAGTGCCAAGCCCTCTAACGTATCTATCTGCTTGCCCTCCAGACGCAAAACTTGCTCTTGAAAATACAGGAGCTTGAGCCTGTCTTATATTTTCTTGCGCTTGTCTTTGTCCCTCTCTAGCGGCAGATAATTCTTCTCTTGCTTTTTTTCTTAGTTCAGATTGTTGTTTTCTTAACTCTTCTAATCTAGCTACTTGTTCTGGAGACGCAGCAACAGGAGAGCTTGTAGGAATACCAAATTGATCTCTAGTTGTTTTTCCTACTAAGGGACCAGCAGCAGTGCCTTGAAGCTTTAAAGTCGTTTTATTTACATTTGTAAATGTTCTTTCAATCTCATCGGATATTGCTTTTTGGCTCTTTTTGGTTGAAGTCTTTATTTGTCCTATCTGTTGAGAATAAGAAGCGGCAGCAGAAGTATTTGATTTAATTAAACTATCAGAACTACCTTTTAAAGTTGTAAGACTTCCTGCAACTTCTTTTAAAGCAGTACTAAGAGTTCCAAAAGCAGCAATTAATATAAAAGCATCTGCGCCCCCAAACTCAGCAAAATTAGGAATATGTCCTCTTGCAGACATTCCTTTTGTCTTAGGATCTATTCCAGCTTTTTCTGCTAATCCAATTCCATTATTAAGAGAGCCTTCTGTAGAATTATAAACACCCAATCCCATTGGATTGAAGCTAGTCTTTAATTTATCGCTTCTACCTAATCTAACCTGAGAAGCAGAATATCCAGCAGACATTTCTCTATTCATTGCCTCCATGATTGGATTAAAATTAGGAATATATCCTTTTGCAAAATAACTAATAATATCTTTTATATAAGTATTATCGCCTAAAATAGAATCTTTTAAAGCAGGGGAGTTATATTTAAACAAAGTATTTAATAAATTCTTTGATTCTAAAAATGTTTGCTTTGATTCTATGGGATAGTCTGAATGGTCATTATTAATAGTTAGTTTTGTTTTTTTGGCTAAACCTCTTTCGCTCCATTTTAATTGAGGAAAAGCCGTAGCGACAACATCTCCAAAACTAGTAGTTTCTGCATCTATCTGTTCAAGACTTTGTTTTTGAGGCAAAAATGCACTTGTAGTAAGTGGAACCTTTAATTCTCTTGCTATTGCTCCCGCCCTATCCCAAAGCTTTCCACCATCTCCTCTTCTAGAAGAACGAACATAATCTACTTCAATAGAACCATCTTTTGAAGAGTACTTTAAAAAGCTCTTTTCTTGTTCTCCTTCTAAAGCTTTTTTAACAAAATTTTCTTTATCAACCTTATTAACAATAGCTGAAGGAGCTAAGATTCCACCTTGTCCTGTTTTAAAAGCTTCTATTTTTGGTTGCTTTAAAAAATTAGGAATATGACCCGATGAATAATTAGATACGAAATCTCTAAACTTTGAAGCTTTGCCCTCATCAATAATAGATTTGTTTTGCTTATAAGTAGAGATAATGAAGTTCATCAACTCGGGAGTTAGTGAACCTTGAATTTCTTTTAAATAAGAGCCTACTTGCTCTGCGTTAGCTGCCCAAACGCTTGCCATTGATTTAGCATGAGCTTCTCCTTCTGTTCTATTAACTTGGTGAGCAGCTTCATGAAAAACAGTATCTAATATTTCTCTAGAATAGATGTCTCTAAATTTACCAACTGATTTTATTTTCTTTCCTTGTTTAGCTTTTTCTTGAGAAATCTTTCTAATTCTATCTATAACTGTCTCTACATGAGCAAATGGTTCAACTATAGATTTCGTACCTACTTCTTTTGATGAAGCAGTATTTAAACCCATCCAATTAGCTCCAACAGCTAAACCTCTAAATGAAGCATTAGCCATTCTTGGATCAAAAATCTCAGAAGCCTGTCCAATTGTTTGTTCAAAAACGCTTTTTAAAGCAGCACCAAAATTTTGGAATTTAGGATTTCCAGCAATACTCTCCATTGTTCCTTTAGGCAAAGAAGAAGAAACATCAAGAAGCTCAAGATCAGAACCCATTTGATAAGAAGGGACATTCCTAACGCTATCTTCTTGAGCACGTTTTAATTGTGCAGCTAAATCCTGTACGGCAGATTTTGCCATTTTGCCTAATGGCCCTCTTAACTCAGTTCTGTCAGTATTCCAAGGATAATTTGGATCACCTGCACCAACATTACTCCTAACATTAAACATTAAATTTTTAGGAATATAATCTACTCCTTCTACTTTATAGTTAGCATACTTCATTCCCTCTGAAAGCATGGGAATCTGAGCATGTCCATAAGTTTTTCGAGGATCTCCTTGAGGATCGAACAATATATCTACCTCTCCACCTTCTGCTGTTAAAGTTCTTTGTACTGAAGATTGGTTAGGATCAAATTTAGAAAAATAATATTTTCTATAGCTAGGATCTTCATTTCTAGTATTAATTGTTTGCCTCAATAAACCAGAAGAAGCAGTAGTAAATTTAAATGGAAGATCTGCTATTTTTCCCGCTCTATTCTCTAAATAACTTCCATAAGATATATAGCCCTCTTTAGAAGGAGAAGCAGCAAAAGTAGTTCCCATTACTGGAGTATTCTTTTTTTCTGGATTAACTTCTCTCCAAAACATTTTTAATCCATCAAAATTTAAATCACCTCTTGGTTGATTAAAAAGATTATCATCTAAGCTTATTTTGCCCTGTTGTATAAAATTATTCCATCCTTCTGGAGTTCCAGAAACAATTGTTCTTATCTTTCTACCATTTATTTCTTTTATAGTATCAAGAAGGAACTTCTTGGAACCCATGAAAATAGAAGCTTTTCCCATTCCAAATCCAGATAATCCTTTATTACCTCCTTCATTTCCTGTTTGAGCATATGGTAAAAATTTAGTGAATACATCTTCTGGAGACATTCCAGTGCCAACATCACTAATTGCAAACTCATTTGGCTTTCCATATCCGCTTACTCCAATGAAAACTCCCTTTTCTTGTCCTGATTGACCGTGAGCGACAGCGTTTTGCAAAGACTCTCTAAATACTGTTTCGGGATTAATATCCATTTGTGCTAAATTAATTCCCATTAGTCTAGCGGTATTTACTGTTTGAAAGTCTTTTTGAGCGAAATTAGGAATAAAACCAAAAGAACTAGTTTTAAATCCGCTAGTAACGCTACCTGCTTTAATTTCTTGCTCTTTAAAGTGATTTCCTATCTGTTGACCATATTGTTTCGTGACTTTATCAATAAATGATCTTATAGCTTCATCATTATTTTTTAATTTATAATCTCCATATTGGTCTGTAAATCCGGGGAAAAGCTGTCTTATGTTTCCAATATTTCCGCCTCTTACGTCAAAATCTCCTCCAGAATTAGCTTTATCTCTTGTATAATTAGCAGCTAAATTTGTAGAAGCTTCAAATATTGTACCAGCTAATACATTATAATTTTTACCTGCTGCTCCAAAAAAATTATCAACAGAAGTGTCTGAATATTCTCCGGGTCTAATGTAATTAGCAAGATCTTTAGTCATTTTACGAGAAAAATCTTGTGTTTTTTGAATTAGTCCAGTTTTTTCTTCATTTAAGGCTGAAGCATTTAGAGCATAAGATTTAATCTTAAAAATTCTTCCAGAAGTTTTTCTTTTAGTGGACATCTCTCCTGTTTTTTCCAAATCATCTTCATTGACATCCCTCTCTGAACTCTTTTGCATTGCGTCAAAGACAAGCATTGAAGCGGGGGGAATATAAGGATCATAAACTTGTTTTATTCCTTCTTTAACCTTTTGTTCAGCTTCTATTTTTTTTCCGGGAGCGTAAGTAGCTCTAATATCATCCAAACCAAAAATTGTACCATCTGGTTTTCTTTTACCATATCTTTTATCGCTCATCAAAATAGAAGCTGGCATTTCTGCTCTTATTTCTCCATATTTCGCTCCTGCTCTTACAAAGTGATTTAAATCATTCGCTGTAAATGGCGCACCATCTTTTCTATAAAATCTTTCGCCTTTCGGTCTAGATGGATCAAAAGCAGCCTGATATTTAGGATCAAGTCTAATATTAGCAAGAGGAACCGCACGATCACTTGCTCTGCGAAGCCATTCATCATCTCCGTATCCATAAGCATCATTTTCTAATGGCATAGGAATAAAATTAGGAACAAATCCTGTAGCCATATAAGGATTAATTCCATTCTTTGCCATTGACTTTGAAGCCAAAGCTTGTGCTGCGCGAGATCCTTGAGGAGGTAAAATATAAGGTTGAGCGAAACCGGGAATATATTTAACTGTTTCGGCAGTATTCATTATTCCGCCAATTGACTTTGGAGCAGCAACTACTCTACCGGGAGTATAACCACCTTGCATAGCTCCAACCATCTCTGCGGCTTGCTGTTTTGCTGGAATGTATCCTTCTGCGCTTCTTCTTCCAACAATAGTATTCTTTTCAGAAACTCTTAAGCCTGAAGCTAAAAATCTACCGCCTATATCAATAGAAGAATTTTTAATCTGTTCTGCTAAAGCAGCTTGTTCTATAAGAGTTTGTTTTATTTGTTGTTCTACTTGCAAGCGGGTTCTAGATCCAGAGATAATGTCTTTAATTAGATCAGGATTATCAGAAAGAATTTTACCAATTTCTGATTGTAAAACAGCTTGTTGCCTTCCAAGAGTATTTAGCCCCAAAAGATTTTTAGTCGCATCTCCAGCGAATTTAGTAAAGTTAGCTAATAGTTTTCCAATTGCAAACGCTCCAATACCTAAACCGGGACCAGTTATAAAATTAGTAACACCACTTAATACGCCAGTCGCAATTTTTTCGCCAACTCCCTCTGCGTCTTTTTCATTGTAAGACTCTAAGCTTGAATTAATATAGCCTAAAACTTTTCTAATTCCGGGTCCAACGCTTGCTTCTCCAATTGAGGTAGCAAATTTTGTGAAATTAATAGTTGTCTCATTAAGTAAAGCAGAAAGGCTTTCGTTTAATGCTTTATTCTTTAATATAGCTTCGTCTGCTGCCTTAGAGGAAGTTCTTGTAGCTTCTGCGAATGCAGAATTTTGTTTTGATACGTCTGCTAATGCCGCTTTTAAAATGTTAATTTGATAAACACCACCAACAAGTTCAGCAACTTGAGATTTAATAACAGGATTTAAATTTTGAAATGACTGAGCCAAGTTTTCAATAACTTTAATCGTTGGCAAAGCATTTCCTGAAATATCAGTAACAGCAATACCAAAGTCTTTCAAATCACTGATAACTTGAGGTCTTTCTATTCTTGTAAAAATAGTCTTTAAAGCGTTACCGATTACAGCACCACCACGGGCAGTTGTTTGCTGAACAGAAGTAACAATACCTAACAATTCATCAAAACTAACTCCAGCTTCGCTGGCTGAAGAACCTACACGCTGAATAGCTTCGGACAAGTCTCTAGAACTAACTGCGAATTTAGCGTCAACGGCGGCTAACTTATTTACTACATCAGTTGTAGTGAGAGCTTCTTTTGTAAATGAGTTTACAGCAGCAGTAAGAGCCTCAGTACTAGAAACGACATCAAGACCAGAAAGACGAGTTAAGATAAGAGCATCTCTTGTTCTCTTTAATGTCTCTTCTAATCCCAAACCTTGTCTTGAAAATTCTGTTGCAGCACTGGCTACATCTTTAAAAGCCGATCCAGTATTTTTTGCTACACTAAATAACTGATCTCCAAATTGCTTGATGCCCTTAGAAGATGTATTTAATACTACATTGATATCAGTAAGAGACTTTTCTACTTCGATAGTAGTATTTACTAAAGAGGAAAATGACTTTTGAACTGCAAAAATAAGACCAGCAGAAGCTCCGAATGCAACTACACGGGCGTTTGAAGCCTCTAAAGACTTATTAAACTCATTAGCAAGACCAGTAATTTTACCCAGTGGTTGAGAAAAATTTCTTGTATTTAGAGAAAGATTACTCTTGCTCTGGATACGATTCAACGCCGACAACACATCTTTTTCAAGCTGCGCGGCAGCAAACGTCGCTGAAATGGGAATATTTCCTGCTGATGTAGCCATATATCCTTAAACCTAAGAATAATTACACTTAAACGCCGTGTAATTTGATTAAATCTTCAAAACTTAATGAGCCGCCTTTTTTCTTTGCGGCTTCATCTAGAGAGATGGCTCCAGTATTGTCTTGCTTTAATTTCTTTAGGTCTTCCTTGGTAGCTCCCATGACAGAAACTGCCTGAACCGCTGTTTCTTTACCTGAAGCAGCGTTCTTATCTTCATGTAATTTTTCAAGATTGCTACTAGACTCATACCAATCAATAATCTTATCTACATCATTATTATACTCATCAGGATGCTTGACACTAGACTTGCTCATTAAGTCTTTGAAGTATCTAGCATAACCAAACAACTCAACCTGATAAAATGTTAGGTGTGTAATTGGTCTACCATAAAAGAAATAGGGATTATCTTCAGACAAATAGAAATAATTAAGGAAAAATCCGCTAACTCCTATTCTTTTTATATTATGGTTATTGAATTTTTGGGCGCATTTAGAATACGCACTAACTAAATTAAATAACTCAACTTGATCTATATCCTCAAACTCTTCTAAAGTAAAAGCATGTTTTTCGCATTTTTCATCAATATATACTGAGTAATAAATGTAAAACTCATTCATTCGCTTGGCAGAATATGTCTCACAAGTATTCTCTAGTAAGTCGCTTTTCTTTTGTTCTAGAACTCGTATCTCTTCAGAGATCTCTTTCATTTGTTTATCAATGTTATCAAGGTCTCTAGTTAAGTATAATTTGCGACGAGTTTTTGCTAAATTCGCAAGAGTTAATTTGCTATTTTCTATCTTTTGATCATCTTTTTTGCTGTAAAGATTTTCTTTTATTAATTCTTGTATCTTCTCTTCGTTTGTTTGGATACCTTGAGACTTTGCTCTGTTATAATAGTAATTTTCTTGTATTTCTATCGTACCAGCGTCTTTAGGAGACATGTGCTTAACATAGTAATTTTTACCATCTAATATAAATAAAGACGAACCATTTATTATGTCCCAGTAAAGGGATTTTAGATTTTTATTAAAGGCTTCTATGTCCATATGCTAAAAAGCCCCCGCTCGCGCAGGGGCTAGGATTAATTAATGCAAGAAATTAAAAGATTTTTTGTTCTAACTTTAATACATCGAAGTCTTCCTTCGAATTTGCTCTACCAACATACCAGAAGCTAATAAAGTAAATGAAAGCATTAGCCACCTTTACTAGATGAGGATCTTCTGATTCAAAAATTTCGTCATACCTGTTCATTCGGGTTTCATAATCTCCTTCACCAAAGAATGGTTGTTTCTCCCCGTTTTTCTCATAGTATGACAAAAATAATATCCACCAAGTAATTACTTTATTACGCGCCCTTGTTTCTGCGGTATTATCAAACAAGGATTCTTTTTGCATCTCTAGTTCTGTTAGAGAGTTTTTAATTACAGTAATCTTGGATTCTAACTCTTCTTTTTTTGCTGCAAAATAATCTGGTCGATCTTTTTCTTCTAAAGCAAGAAGTCTTTGTAGTTCGTTTTGAGCGTCATAGAGATCCTTGTAAGCATCGGCTTCTGCATTCTTAGTCTTGTCTGCTAAGATTCCGCCATCATCAACGTATCTCTTGTTTAGTAGTGTACGAGTAAGAAGACCAGCTTTTACTCCTTCAGAAAGCTTAACGCCATAAAACAATTCAGCTTCGTCAAACAAAGCTCTAGTAGGCTTTTTGATAAAATAGTTATGAGGAATCTGAGTAGTTACATCTTTGGTAATCGTGACTTTTTGACCAGCCTCGTTTACAGACTCTTCTGTCTCTTTTACAACGCCTTCTTTATTTATTGCAAATTCGTATATCGTTTTCATTATAAATCTATATTATTTAGTTCTTCTTCGAACTGTCTGATAGTATCATTGCCAGAATCAAGAACTTTTTTTCTTAGCCTTTGATACTTATCTTCAGTTATATTATAACCATCTTCTTTTAAATCTTCAAGTAAGATTAAAAAGTTTTTATATAGATTAATAACTTTACGCCGATTTTGAAAGAGAACAAACTCTTTCATTTTTATATCCATAGCCATAATACCTTTGAAATACCTTTATCCAATAATATTTACACGCATAAAAACAAAAAAGCCCCAGTTTTTAGGCTGGGGCTTTGAAGTTGATATTTATTTAATTAGTGGAGAGGCAATGTCTCAAGCATGAACAATCCTCTGTCGTTTTGTTGAGGAGAACCAACTTGAGTAGAGAAGTTCAATGTGACCTGCTTATTAGCTCCGATTGAAGAAGAGAAGTCTTGTGAATCCAAGTTAAGTCTCTTCATAACGTAACCAACTCCCTCGCTGGCAATTAAATCTGTGTTAGCAATAGCAGGGGCAGCAAGAGTAATAACGGCATCATAAAGACCGTCTGTATTTACTAGATCAACCAAGTTGCCAGTAGTAAGATCTTGTACTAAAGCTGTAACAGAAAGAGTTACGGTAACTGGGAAATCAATTTCTCTTGAATAAGCGTATCTGCTTCCGATCTTTTGCAATGGAGTTCTATTTAAACCCATTGAGATAGAGAAGTTTTGAATAGCGGCAGAAGTAGTTAAATCTGTACCACCATAAGACTGACCTTGAGTCTTTGTTAGAGAGAAAGAGATATCTCCGTGTCTAAGAGCAGCGACTTTTCCAAGAGGATTTTCGCCATTTGGATTACCAGTAGCTTGAGGAAGAACGAAAGTTCCTCCAGCAACGTTTCCAGCAGAAGTGACTCCGGGGGCTGCGCCTGAATTTCCATTGCTGAAATTCATGTTTAAGCATTCCAAACTAACAGAAGTAGTTGGGAAATCTCCTACAGCGGCATTAATCGAATAATTAGTTAAGAAACCGTTTCCTAACCCAATTGTGCTTCCTACTGTTTGGTTAGCGGCAGTATCACCAGCAAAAGAAGAAGCGTCATTACCTTCGGTAACTGTTCTGATGAAATAATTTTTTGTATTAACAAATCCGTTAGTGAGAATTCCAGACAAACAAGATTGAGTAGCAGCAGCACTAGTTATGTTAACAATACCAGTAATGCCAGCGTCAATAACCGAGAAGCCAAGATTCTTCTCATTAGCCATATCTGTTAGCAAATAAGTAAAATCAACTCCTACAGTGGGCTGCTCTAGAATAATACGATCAATAGCGGCTAGATTGCCGAATTGGTTAACGTCTCTTCTTGCAATATTGAAGTTATAATTACAAGATTGGACGCGAGAAAACTGGTTAATATATAAAGCTCCAGTTTGTGGTGGTGTAGAAGACGTTACGTCAACACTGTCTTTTGTGTTGAATAACGCTTCTGATTGGTAAATTACACGATTTCTTGGCATATTTTTAATCCTTTAAATTTCTTTTTATTATTACATTTTTTATTCTGTTTTGAGAAATTATTATATGATTTCTTGTCTTTGCATCCAATAATCTCCCTGCATAAATACACCTTTAGTGGAATCTTGAGGAGAACTCATTTGACCTCCAAAGGTTAAAGTGGCTGTTTTATTAGCTCCAATTGAAGAACTAAAATCCAAAGATTCTAATTGAGCTGATTTAATAACGTATTTTACTCCCGTTATTCTTCCAAAACTTGAATTTTCAGTTCCGGGCTTGATAAAAGATACTGAAGTGTCAAACTTAATATCTCTATTTGATACTATATCAACCAAATTACCTGTTGCTATTTCTGAAACTAAAACATTTACAGAGAAGCTGTAGCTAATTGGGAAAGTAATTTCTTTTGCAAAATTGAAAGTATTTCCAAGTTTATTTAAAGATTCTCTAGATAAACCCATTGATAAAGTGAAATTTTGAGCATTTAAAGAAGACGTTCTTGTATCGATTCCTAATCCTCCAGAAGCATAGAATGGAGTTAAATCAAGGATAATGCCTCCGGGTCTAAATGCAGATATATTTTGTGATAGGTCTGATCTACTATTAAAATCTGGAAGAGAATATGTTCCATTTACTCTTGTGCCATCTTCATCTATTGAAGGTAAAGGATAACGTTTACCAGCAGCACTAGATTTGAAATCATTATCTCCAGTAACTATAGAAAAATTTCTAGCTTCGTTACTAATTGCTACATTTGGAATATCTCCTACTGCTGCATTAATAGTATAATTTGTAATAACCGTATTTCCAAAAGCAATAATTGCTTGATCTAATGTGCCAGTTGTTGCAATGCTAACGTCATTTCCTTGAGGAACAGTTCTTACAAATAGATTCCTTTCATCACTTGCTTTTGTAAGTATTCCGCTCAAGCAAGTTACATCTACAATGCTAGAAGTACCTTCTGGATAGTTATTAGCGAGTGTTGGAGAAAAAGATTTGCCATCAGAACTTCCACCAATTCCAACATTAACAGGAACATTTATGTAAGAATTTGGTGAAGCGACTTGAGATGAATTTATAAAGATTACCCCTGATCCTCGATTTGTAATAGAAACTCCTGTAGCTTGACCTGCGTACAATCCTCCAGTAGCAACTCCAAAAGAAAGAACTGGAGGCACATTCCCACCTGCTTGAGGAAGAGTTAATGTAAACGAATTTAAATATCCCTGACCTCCATCAGCGACAGAAGCAGCCGTTATTCCATATTCTGACTGCCCAGAAGCAACTATTGTTAAATTTACTGCCGCGCTTCTCTTTAAAGTAGTAACCTGAAAACCTAATTCTTCTTCATTCTTAAATCCATTTTGTAAATAATTAAAATCAATATTTACTACTGGCTGATCTATAATAACCCTATCTATTGCAGCTAAATTTCCAAATTGATTAACGTCTCTTCTTGCTACATTAAAGTTATAATTAATGCTTTGAACACGATCTAAATTAGCTAAATTTGGAGCCAAGCCTCCTTGCATAATAGCAACAGTAGCGTTAGTAGTGCTATTTCCTGAAGCTAAAGTTCTTGAAGCGAGAGGGTCTAATTGATTTAATTTTTGAGTAGGGACGTTAATATAACTTCCTGTCACGAATTTATAGTGACCAGATATAGCTGGCGAAGGACCAACATATAACGCTTCATTTTGGTAAATTACTCTATTTCTTGGCATATATTTTTATGTTTGTTTTGGTTGTCTAAATTTAACTAATTCAAAGTCAATCAACCCATAATAAGAACCGGGATTAATGTTGTTCTCCCTATCTCTTACACCTGCAATCTTTGAGACGGAAACTCTATCTATCATGCAGTAGTCTTTTCCGCTAGTTATTTTGTCATAATTAAAAACTACTCCACTCTTAAAACTTCCCAAAACATTAAATGGATTATATGTTGTATCAATTAGAGGAACATTATCATAATTTCTATCTCTAAATAATGAACAAACTGCATCTAATGTATATTGCGAATCAGCGATAACAATAGCTCTAAAATCTACCCTTGTTTCATCTGTGCCGCCGAAAGCCCAAGGATCATTTGTGCTTCCATTATTTTTGATGAAAATTACAGGGTAAGTTATTGTGTTTTCTTTTAAAGAGTCTTTTAAAGATCCAGCAGGAGTTTTATTTCTTCTAACATATTGAGTTTCAAATAGTAGCACCTCTTCTGGTTGAGATGTCATTAACACATTAAATTCTTTAACTGAATAAGTACCAGAAACATTTAAAGATCCAGAACTTAAATAAATCTGCCCTTCTGAATAGTTTATACCACTTAAAGGATTTTGACCTAGATTATAATTTGCGCCGTTTATGGTAACTCCTGTCATTACCGTCGCTCCAGCAATAGAAGAATCATAAACTAAACCTTTGTAAGGTCCGTTATAAGCATAAAAGCCATTCACATAAGAAGAATTAGCAGGAAATGCAGTGGTTACATTATAGTAAGCTTCACCCTTGGATAATAGAGTGTGATCAAACCACATTAAAAACGATGAAGATATTTGGTTGTCAAATTGCGGTTTCATTGTTTGAGTTTATCTTTTAGATTTTTTAGTATTGTACTCAAGTATTTTACAGTAGAGAAAGAACCCGATCTAACTTTATCTTCTGCTTGAATACCACCACCAGATCGGCTAGGTTCAGGAGACTTAAATTTTCCAGACAAATAATAACCCAATCCAGAAATACCTCTTTCAATTCCTCTGATCCAGCTTCTTCCAGTTTCCCAAGGCAATGGAGTTTTTTGCTCTATTGACTTTAAAGTGGGAACTGAAACAGGGAATTCAAATCGAACGCCTGTTTCTATTTTTGTCATTTTTGGGATCTTATTTAACAATATTTCTTCTTCTAAAACTTGCCTTACCTGTTGCGTAGGCTGAGAGTCTTGATCAAATCCAATAAATGAAAACAAATTAGAGTCAGGCTTTGTTCCGGGTAATGTTTTTGATATGTTCTTTCCTTCGGCACCCATTTCTAATTCTACGGTAACTGGATGCTGATCGAACTCTTTTATTGTTTGATTTTTAAGTCTTTGAAATTCTTTTTCGGCTTTTTGATAGGCTAAATTTTGAACGTCTTTACTGAAAAGAAGTTTTTTGACTTCTCTATTTAGAATTGTTTTATTTATTGTAGCCATTACATTATTTCCTTCATCATGTACTCATAATAAGATTCATCGATGTATCTTTTGACCACAAAACCATATTGTACATTCCAAGATTTATTGTCGAAAGTTATTCTTTCTGTTTTGCCGTTTTCAATATAATCTTTAGCGTCTAAACGAACTCTAATTCTGGCAGTAGTATTAGGGTTTTTAATTTGAGAGTTTAAAGACACAATGTCTTCGTCTGGGCTACCATAAAATATTCTAGCTTTATAAACACCAGAGACTGGCGTATAAGTTACGCTATCAGGCAGTTGATCTGTTGGATAACCAAATACTGGAGTTTCGTTAACAGAAGTTATATTTTTAATAGGCTCTTTGTAGACGACAATATCCCTAGATAATGTATCAAAAAGATCATTATAACTTGATCCAAAACTAAGTCTTTGTGCGTCTGTTATTAAAGATGCCATAATTAAACTCTATTAAATGGTCTGATTGAATAATACTTATCAGTAATATAAGAACCAGCTACGGTATCGTCGCCAGCAACTTGCAAAGGACCAACGTCGTTAATATTGTAATCATTAACCATCGCAGTTAATTCATTAAGTGAATTTTTCTTTGCTTCTAAGTATATTTTACTGGTTTCGTTTCGGTTGATTCTGCGAACAGTTCCACCGCCATCTGTAACTTCCAACAAGCTATCTCCATTTATTGCATTTAAAGTTTGCTTGACTTTTAGATCGTAGAAATAACATTCGTAGATTTTTTTGTAAACAGACTTCTCTGTTTCACCCAAATTGGGCAAAAGCTCCAAAGAAGTGTCATCTATAATGATGTCTTTGTTCAGCTTGTTATTAAGAATACCTATATTGCTCCTAAGCCAATAACTGATAGCTGGTACTGATAGATCACTTGGTTGACCTAATTCGAAATAGAGTTCTTGAGCCATGTCTACGATTTTCATATTAGTATGTTATTTCTGGATTAATTATAAAATAACCGCCTTCAATAGTACGAGCATAATCTTCTCCCGAGAAAACTTGAACATCGTATAGTAAGTAACTGCAAGGTAAAGCCGCCATTCCTGTTCTTCCTACATTGATATCAACATATCCACTAACAAAAGCTTCTCCTGCTGATCCTGATATGATTTTTGGATTTAAGTCTAATAAAATACCAGAGCTTGGCACATACACATTATCGTTTGTGTATCCTGCGCCATAACTTGCCCTTACATATCCAGAAGCCGTGAAGCCTGATAAGTTTATTACAACCCCATCAGAATCACGGGCAACAAGTCTCTTATAAAAAGAGTTTCCTTGTGTACCTGTTAAATTCATACACATTATTACACAAAAAAAGCCCCTTTCGGGGCTTGAGAAGAGATATTTTAAAAATTAAGCATTATCTCCAGTTGGAACTGGTGGAGGAGGAGTTGGTTCATTTACAGTTACGATAGCAATATCGCTCTTTACAGATCCAGCAACGTTACTAACTGTTACAGAATAATTTCCAGAATCAGAGATTTGAGCATTCGTAATTTCAAAAGCACTTCCAGTGGCAGCTAGAATAATCTCACCATTTTTATCCCATTGGAAAGCAAATGGCTGGTCTCCCATAACTCCCACATTCAGTGTTCCAAGACCGCTAATGTTTAAGTTAAGGTTTTGTGGTTGATATGTAATTACTGGAGCTTGAAATAAATTCAATGAAGCGTTAGAGCTAGTAATTGAACCTGCTGGATTGTTGATCTTAACATTATAAGAACCCAAATCTCCAGTTCCAACAGTTGGTATAGAATAAATTGAAGAAGTCGCTCCTTCGACATCTGATCCATTCTTAACCCATTGATAGCTTAATGGAGAATCACCGCTTGCCACTACTGAAAATTCAGCAGCTTGTCCATCTAGAACTTTTTGATCTACTGGTTGAGAAGTAATAAATGGAGCAATAGCTTGAGTGTATCCTAAATTTTCTAATACTACATTCTTTACATAATCATAATCGGCTGTAGCAGTTTGCTCAGGTGGCCAGTCTTGCCAGTCGTCTCCTGCAAGATTAGTAAAGGTTTTATCTAATACTAGACCTGCTGGATTTTTCATTACAACTGAAAATCTTATTCCTTCATGAGGATCAAATGCATTAAAATCAACACAAAGTTCTGTCACATTTGCGCCAGATGGCTTTGGATAAACGGGGATAAATATTGTATTCATTTTCTTATTTTAATCTAAAATTAAGTTATTCTAATATTTTTTACACTTTATAATCCGAATCTTCCTTTTGTAGCATTGTAATTTTGTAAAACTTGAGCGGCAGATAATGCGATATTATAAATTTTAACAATTGGCATTTTACCATTTACAAACAATGTGGGTCCAGTATTATATCCAGTTCCATTAAAATCTGCTCCAATAGCTAACAAAGTATTACTAGTGTCATAAGTCATATTACCACTAGCAGCACTATTATATGTAGTCGCTAAGACTCCATTAATATATAAATATTGAGTAGTTCCATTGTAAGTATGAACTAAATGATACCAAGTTGAAGTCGAAGGAGCAGATGAAGCAGATTGATAAAAAGTTCCTCCTACGTTCACTCCAAAATAAAAAGTTCCACCGCTTACCCATAATGCAAAAGAATTATTACTTCCTGTTCCATATTGCATTCCAATAAAAACTTGATCAGCAGTACTATTTAAAAACACCCAAACTTCTTGTGTTATATTTGTCACTCTTAATCCAGAATTCATGGCAACTGTTGCATATTGACTACTTGCAGAAGCCCAATTTAATACTCCGCTATTATCACTAGAATAAGTAGGAGAATTTATTAATGTTGCATTATTTGTATTTCCGCTAACATCAATCCAAGTTGTTCCTGCTCCAGCATAACTATATGGATTACCAGCATCAAGATTTAATACTAATCCTTGTTGTACAATTGTATTTGCAAATTTTGACTTTTGAGCTTCGTAATTTTGAAGAATTTCTGTGGCACTTAATGCTT